CGATTGTGATAGTTATCTGTACAGGAGAGTAGCCTACGTTAGCGTTCCAATAGTAAACGCCTTGCCCACGGGGGCCATAGATTAAATCTTCGCCAAAGTTCTGCTGGTTCCAAATCTGCAAGGATGTAGAAGTTGCTTGCCCATTACCCCATGTACCCGCCCCCCAAGGGCCAGCACCCCAGCCAACAAGGGGAACCTGATAAGAAGGGCCAGTATTAGTTTCGTACTGTGTAACTACCGTGCCACCACCGGGGGAGCCTGATGCGTCCGTAGCATTGGCAGTGGCAGAGACCGTGATGGTGTAGTTGTTGTCGTCAACAAACGTAATCTGGAACGTGTTTTTTAGTACGCTGGCGGTGATGTTGCCACCAAGTCCGGTAATTGCAGCACCACTGTAAGTAACAAAATCCCCATCGGTGCAGCCATGGGCTACCTCAGATACCGCTATGACCTTTGAGCCAGCAGTGGCAGTGAATGGGTTGGTTAGCGTAACCGTCTTGCGGATTGGGGTAATGTCAAAATACTGGTTACCTTTGAGGATATAGAACTTTAGGTTTGTACCTACGCCCACTAGGTTTTCTGCGGCTAACGTAATCCAGTTCCACAATGACCGGCATACGCCTAGAAACGTACCAGAAGCAAACGGTGTCCAGCCCCCAATTTTCTCGGGAGTGCCTTGACGAAAACGAACTTTGTCGCACTCGTACCATCCGCCTTCTGTGGTGTAGCGAGTATTTTCCCGGTTAACCCCCGGCTTGAACAAAATCTTCTGTAATGGCATGGGTCAATCCTAAGATAGGAAAAGGGCGCGTTCGTCGTTTCTGCGCTTGACTAGCCCCGGTAGGATTTTACCCCCACCCCGTGTAAACTTCAAGAACTCATCAGCCGCTTCAGGCTCTCCCCGAAGAACCTTCTGACGGAGCGTTGACCGCTGAACTCCTCCCAGACCAAGATTAAAAGCAAAGCTGCACAGAGCATCGAACTGACCTTGGGCCAGTGGTACAGGAAAAAGTTTGGCGATGCCAGCCTCAAATCGCTGGAGATCAGCACTAAGGATTCCATCTACTTCGGCTCCTGAAAATACGCGGTTATCTTCCGCTTTAAGCGGGTAAGCATCTCTCTGATCCAAAGGAAAACGACCTTGATCGGGGTATAAAACATGGCCAACTCCTACAGTCCAGAGCCGCGCTGGGCAACGGTAAGGCTTTAGCCGCACACCCTCATGGTGCTTTATAAGTTCTTTGCACCGCTGCGAAACCTTCACTCCTTGCCGCCTTTAAACGCTCTGCCCCCGAAATGAAAGCTGATGATTGACGCAAAGATGATCTGGGTGTCAGAGTCCCACAGCTTGGTCAACAAAACATCAAAGGCCACCCCGTGGTTCCAAGCGTAAACAAAACCGCCGATTTCAACAAACGCAAACAGCAGGAAGAAGCCATACGTCAGCAAGGGGCGTACACCGGCCCGGAGATTCACCATCCACTGTGATGCACCCTGCCCTATGGCAATATCATGGGCGTACAGTGCAGCCCGTTCTGATGCCTCTGCTTCAATGGCTTGGCCCTCTACCCTAATCTCTTCCACCCTTTGCTGGGCTTCAAAACCTGCTTTACGGAGTTCCAGTTCACGCTCAGTCTGGAGCTTTGCCATAGTCAATTCGTGGCTCTTGTCGGCACGGTCTTGGAAGAACCCAAGCAGCTTGGGCAGACCACCAGCGAGGAAGGAGATCAGGGTTGAGAATAGGGTTAGCATTTCTTTTCGTCCTCTTCGTCGTGAGACAGTTTTACGCCAGCCAACAGGCCAATGAACCCACCGACAATGGTTTGAAACGCTGGGCTAATTAGTTTAAATATTTCAGAGTTGTCCACCTTCTCGTCAAACAACCCAATCATCAGCACCGCTACCATGCCCATAACGACGATGCACAGGGTGAAGCTGACCATCAAAGTTACTGCAAAAGTGAGTTTGGCTTTCATTTGTCCCGCCTATTCCACATTTCAAATAGAGCCTTGACCTTCTCTTCTAGTACCGCCACGCGCAGGTCTAACTTTGCCAAGACGATAATCAAAGTGATCAGCGCCAGCAGGATCGGCCATGCTTTGGACAGGACTTCAAATAAGTCCACATTAGCGCCCAAATGTCAGAGAGGCGTAAACGATAGCGGACATACTGACGATCAAGACACCAGTGGTCTTCATAATCACGCCCTCAAGCCGCTTGAGCCGAGCATTGATCTGTGCATACCGTTCGGCACACACTGCCTCGTGAGAGGTAAACCGGATATCAATATCGCTCATACGCCCATCTTCTTTCTGATTTCAGTTGCGGAGATAGCGTGAGTGGCAGCGTCAAACACTTCCTGCTCAATCTTGTAGCCCACATCCCTGCCGTAAGTGATGTTCACCACATTTGGCACAAGCTGTATCTCGTACTGCCCTTGGTACAGGGGGTCTAGGTCACGCTTGATCAGGTCTTTCACCTGCTCTGCGGCAAAGGGGTTGGAGCCATTCCAGCCTTGGCAGTCCCTGATCTGGATGACCACTTGGCCCGTCTTGGCAATGGCCCGATCAAACAGGGCACGATGCCCCGGATGCCACGGTTGCCAGCGGCCTAGCATCTGCACGGTTTCCTTCTTCCAGTCAAACACCGGGCGACGGCGGCTGTCTAGGATGTGCTGACCAATAAACTCGGCCCACTTCTCGGCGTTCTGCTCAGTGACTCGGAAGTCATATTCCTTCGGTGGAATAAACGCTTTGTTGGTATCGTCAAACCTGCCCTGATCAATGGTGTCTACCCAGATCATCCAGTCAGCCTTGAAGTTGTTCCGCATCTCCACCAAGGGTGCTACGAAGTCGCAGATCACAAAGTCGCCGGTAGACTTGAAGGCAAACTCGGCCATGCGTAAACTCTGACGGATGCGGCCCTCTTTACTGAAATCCCAATCATTGAACCGCTTGCGGATGTCGTCAGCGTTGAACCAGTCCACGCTGCATTTGTAGGACTTAGGAACGTGTTCAGATGCCCGGTAAGCAGGCATATGCTTCACATCCGAGTTGCACTCAAGATACTTCTTCAGTGCGGTAGCAAGCGTCGTTTTGCCGCTACCCGGCAGACCCATGATCAGGATTTTTTTCATTTGACTTTGTACAGTTGTTTGACTGCAAACTCCGGTGCTGGCTTGCGCCAGAAATCTTTACCAGCGTACTTTTCCCACACTGACTTAGGCAGGATGGACGGGCGTTCTTGCCATGTTACCTCTTTGCGTACCGTGTGCAGGCTCTTCATGTTCAGCGCCTTATCAAACACTTCATTCTCGTACTCCACGTTTTTAAAGTCGTGGTCAAAGTATTGTTTACCAATGAACTGATACAACTCACGCATCACGCTTTGAGGCTGTTTGCAAAGCATCTCGTACTCCACCAGCATGATCATGTCGGGGTTCAGCAGTAGACCCTCTTCCAAGAAGTAATAGGGCTTGACCACTTGGCCCTCTTTCTTCACATCCATCAGGGCATCGCACCGGGTTGTGACTGTCTGCCTAGCTTCATCGTCTGTTAGTGCCGCACCATACAAAGAGTTCTTAGCCGAGATACGCTCAAAGCTGTCCAGAATCCACGGCAAGTCACGCACACAGCAGATGATCTTGGTTTGTGGATAGAGGTCTTTCAGCAGTGATGTCTTGGCTGTCCAGCCCCGGCTGGTGTCAAACACCGTGTTCGGCGTGACGGCTTTGTAGTAAGCGTTGATTACGTCTTTGAGTATCTGCTTGCGGCGATCTTCATCTATCAGGTGGTTGCTCTCACTGCCCGTGATGACGTTGATGGTCGAGGTGACCAAGCCTTGCACGGGGGATGAGATGTCAGCGTAGAACTCAGGGTTCTGGCGCAGGATAGCCGACAGCAGGGTCGAGCCTGACCGTGGCAAACCAGAGATGAAGAAGAACTCTTTCATGCCTGTGGAATCCAGCTAACCGTGGCTTCATCCCATTGGTATCGCACGTTGCCGCCGTTCATCACGGCATCTGCTGGCCTTGCGACAGGCGCAGCCCAAGTCATTGTGTCCAAGTAGCCAACCCAAGACGGATAAGGCTTACGGGCTTCATGCTCAGTGACCTTGGCTGCGTTGAACTCTGCCTCGGTCAAGACTTGCAGAACGCCAGCAATGGTCGTGTCAGCATCGTCATCGCAAGTGCCGTAGTATCTTGGCGCACGGAGGTATGTGCCATCAGACGCTGTTGCTACAGGCCATGTAGAACTGTCGTGCCAAATGTGTTTATAACCCTTGACATCAGGCATAGATGGGCCAGTGCGCTGGGGTTCGGCTGTGCAGACTATTTTGGTTACTGCGTCTACTTCGGTGATGCAAATATACATTGTGGTGCTCCTTTAAATTAAACTGCTACTCTGCGGATGGCTCTAACGGCAGTGTTATAGGTTTTGTTGTAATTAAATTGACCCCCAGTAACAAAATATTGACTACACGCAAAATAATCAGAAGCCTGCGTACTAGACCAATAATAAAAATTAATAACAAATTGTTCTGCACCTCCAGATTGAAAAGCTGTAGCAGAAGTTTGTGCTGGCGTTCCTGTTGTGTAGTTACTGGCCCGAGCAGGGACTGCGTTGGCGTTTACGCCGTATGAGGTGCTGTTACTTGCAGTAGTAGGTTTCAGGTTGTAGTAGCAGACTTCAAGTTCATTCTTTGCTGGCATATACCAGTCTGAAAAGCCGCCAGTAGAAACCGCTTCACAAAACTGTGCCGCAGGGTGACTAGCGTTGTTCATATTTGCGCTGTTTGTAGGCCCGTCAATGACCGAACTTGTACCAGAAGTTAATGTAGTTGTAGTTTTCCATTTTTTAGACGTATTTTGAGCAGAAGCAACAGGGCCAACTATTAAGTTGTAATCAGCAATGCTATTACCAGCGGTAGAAATTTGACCAGCATAAAAGCCGCCGCCATAAGCATCACCAATAGCCAAAGGACTTGCACTGTTTGATGCCGCACTTGCTGGCCCTGTACCGCCCGGCGTAGCAGCGGTAACTTTGAAAGTGTAAGCCGTACCCCCGCTTAAACCGCTAATCGTAATAGGAGACGCACCTGTTCCTGTCAAACTTCCGGGGGTTGATGTTGCAGTGTACGTAACAGTCCCCGTACCAAGGTCTGTAGGCGCAGTGTATGTCACTGTTGCAGAGCCTAGCCCAGCAGTAGCAGTCCCAATCGTAGGTGCGCCGGGGCTTCTGGGCCAGATGCCTTGCTTCACATAGTTTGTTGCTTGGTCAAGCGTCCAGATACCTTTAGCTGACGAGGTTGTCGGGGCTGTTGGGTTCTGGGTGATGATGCCGCCGGGGAACTGTTTAATACTCATGGCTGTTCCTTAGACTGCAACTCTGCGGATGGCACGAACATTGACAGCGTAGGTCTTATAGTATCCGCTTTGACCACCGCTACCAAAACTCTCAAACCAACCGTATGTTGCGGAGTTTTCTGTACTTGACCAATAATAGTAAGAAGTAAATGCTTCTGCGCCCGTAGATGTCACAAAGGCAGCGGCTGATGTTTGGGCTGGATTACCAGAAGTGTAGTTACTTGCTCTAGCAGGGACAGCATTTGCATTTATTCCAAAACTAGTGTTATTAGCCCCAGTTGTTGGCTTTAAATTAAAGTAGCAGACATCCAACTCGTTTAAAGCGGGCATATACCAATCGTTAAAACCACCAGTAGTTACCGCTTTACAGAATGCTCCAGCAGGATTAGTTACGTTATTCATTGCCGCGCTGTTGGCGGGGCCGTTAATTAAGGAACTTGTTCCAGGGGTTGATGTGTTTACTATTTTCCATTGCTTGCTGGCATTTTGTGCAGAGGCTACTGGCCCTATAACTAAGTTGTAGTCCGCTATGCCATTACCCGCTGTAGAAATTTGACCAGCAAAATAACCACCACCATATACCTGCCCAATTACAAGTGGTGGGTCAGGCCAAATGTTTTGACCCTTAGCTTGCATCTGCTGAGTGACTGTCCAGATTCCAGAAAAATTAGGCATACGTTTCCTTAGACTGCTACTCTGCGAATGGCGCGAATATAATGTGAATTGGTTTTATAAGGGTCATATACGTTTCCGTATGAAAAACCCTGTCTCCAAGCGCGATCTGTATAAGGTGTAAATTGGGTACTAGACCAGTAAAATGGGCCAGATGAAGCAAATGCTTGTGAATTACTATCTTGAAAAATCGTTGCAGTAGTTTGTGCTGGATTGCCAGAAGTGTAAGTACTGGTTCTGGCTGGAACGGCATTTGCATTTATTCCAGAGCTAGTGTTGTTGGAAGCTGCGGTTGGTTTTAAATTAAAGTAGCAAACATCAAGTTCATTTTTGGCAGGGGAGTACCAGTCACTAAAACCGCCAACAGTCAAACCTTTGCAAAACTGTGCTGCTGGATGACTAGAATTATTCATTGCCGTGCTGTTGGCAGGGCCGTCAATAAGCGAGGATGTTCCAGTTGTAGCTGAGTTTGATGTTTTATATTGTTTGCTGCTGTTTTGTGCTGAAGCTACTGGCCCAACAACCAAGTTATAGTCAGCAATGCTATTACCGGCGGTAGAAATTTGACCAGCAAAATAACCCCCTGCATAGGCCTGACCTATAGTTGGAAGCGTGGTTATTGAGTTACTTGCCGCACTAGCTGCGCTTGTTCCAATTGCATTGGTAGCCGTGACCGTGAACGTATAAGATGTCCCGCCAGTTAGTCCTGTGACCGTAATTGTTCCAGACCCTGCTTGGCTCAATGTGCCAGTAATTCCACTTGGGCTTGAGGTGGCTGTATAAGACGTAATTGTAGAACCGCCATCACTTGCTGGCGCTGTGTAAGAAACAGTCGCCGTTGTTGCGCCTGTAGAGGTCGCAGTGCCAATTGTAGGCGCACCGGGGACTGTAAGATTGGGGGTAACGCTACCTGATGCAGAACTTAAAGGACTTGGGCCGTAAGCATTAGTTGCAAACACTTTAAATGTGTACGCCGTTCCGTTGGATAAGCCGCTTACAGTAACGGGAGAAGATGCGCCCGTGCCAATAATACCGCTTGGAGTTGAGACAACAGAGTACCCAGTAATAGCCCCGCCACCAACATCAGCAGGGGCGGTAAAAGTTACAGAAGCGGAGGAATTCCCACCCGTAGCCGTGCCAATCGTAGGGGCGTTAGCAACCTTCAGGGCGTTGTACCCCGGCAAGACAATACCAGCTTGATAGCGCATCGACATGGTGCTACCCCGTTTAGGAAATCAACTCATACGAGATTGTGTAGGTCAACGCGCTTGCAGTACCAGAAGTTATGGAGATTGACGTGCCTTCCATCAAGTAGATGGCGGTTGTTTTGTCCACGGCAATCAGGGAAGCATTTGCTGGCACAGACACCGCCGATATGACTGGGTACGCCGTACCGCCCGAAGGAGCGGAGCCTTGAGCCACAGCGCCGTTGGTGTATATAGCCACAGTGGCATTAGCTGCTGAAGCCGTGGTGTTAGCCACTACGATCTGGTTGATCTTCATCACCGTGCCAGAAGCCGCCGCGTTTTGAAGTAGGACAACAGCAGTTGTGCCTGACGGTGTGAAGTAGGTCGTTGTGCCGTAGATTGCGGTGACGGCTACTATATTGGGATTTGCCATGATTGTTCCTTAGAAACCAAATACTAAAGCGTAAGAAATAGACTGCCCCGCAGTGATACCAGAACTGGGGGTTGAAGCTGCTATGGTCTGATTGGGCCACGTTCCAGTAATAGTAACATTTGCTCCTTGCACCAAACTTGGAGTGGCTGTACCCGAACCGCCATTTGCTACAGGTAGAAGGCCCGTAACATTAGTAGTTAAATTAGTAAAAGTTGTAGAGGATGTTCCTGTACCCCCGTTTGCTATGGGGAGAATTCCAGAAACATCAGTAGTAAGAATAACTGGGTTACTGACAATTTTTACAAAATCAGAACCATTCCAAGCAACTAAAGCACGAGCGCCAGAGGGAATAGTTACGCCAGCCGTTGGGCCAGAACCACGAACCACAATAGAGCCAGTACCCGCATTAATAACCACGTAGGCTTTGCTCTGCGCGGGGGCCGTGATGTTTCGGGTTGTAGCGCCGTTACTGGCAGTCCATAGGATGACCGCATTACGAGCTTGGTTAGCAGCGCCGTTTGTGGTGGAGAGCGTTACATCAGCGTTTGCGCTAAGGGTCGTGGTTCCTGCAACCGCCGAATCAATCAGGCTAGTTATGGCATCGTTAACCGTAACCCCCCATGTACCGGACAAATCTCCGGTAGTCGGTAAGGCAAGACCAAGTAAGGGGGAAAAATTAGTTACTGCCATGTTATTCCTTAGATGCTCATTATCCGCATTGCTTGGGCATAGGACTTAGACGCAGCCGTGCTTGTTTGATATGTGGGGGGTACTCCTGTACCGTTAGAGGTCAGTAGCTGGCCGGATGTCCCCACATTAGTTGAATTAACGCTGTAAGAGGCTGGGTAAGTTACAAATACGTCTTTTGTTCCAGAAGAAAACGTTAGAGCGGTTGGTTGAGTACCGGAACTATTGGACAAAACTGTAGTACGTGCCAGCGTTGTACCAGAGGAAGTATATGTACCAACTCCAACCTCCCACTCATTCCCAACCTGCGCAACAATAGCATAGTAGGTGGTATTACCATTACCAATAACAGCAAAAGATTGAAAGCCCGTAGTCGCGCCAGCAAGCGTGATCGTGCCCGTACCAGCCGTTGTGGTGGTTTCCTTTACGCGGTCTGCTAAAACTAGTGCCATATTTAGTCCTTACACAACCATCTCTACATCCGCCCAGTTTGGTGTTTGTGAATTGTTCACATTCTGCCAGTTTGGAACTTCGTTGTCATCTATTAGCGACCAATAAAAATCGTCTACGTTTCCAACGTTGCCCCTAGCTTGCACTCCGGTTATTGCAACCGCTAGGTTTGCCCCTACCGATCCAACCGCACCAGTAGCTTGAACACCGCTCTCAGTTGGGCTATTTGTCTCAGTAACATCTCCTACAGCCCCAGTAGCCGCAACCCCGGTTAGGGCAATTTGACGATCCGCAAGAACTACAGTGCCAACCGCTCCAGAAGCTGCAACTCCAGCAAGTGTTGGGCTAAAAGTAATATTTCCTACCGCCCCAGTAGCCGCAGCCCCTGTGAGCGCAATGCTTCTTGCTGCAACCGATACTGTACCAACCGAGCCAGTAGCTTCAACCCCGGTTAACGCCTTTGCTATTCCATTTGTAACTGTACCAACCGCCCCGGTAGCTTGAACCCCTGTAAGTGCAAAACTTCTACCAGCAACCGATACCGTCCCTACCGCCCCAGTAGCTTGAACCCCAGTTAAACTCGCTATTACAAGCGGGGTATAAACAACTGTCCCTACCGTGCCCGATGCTTGGACGCCGGTAAGGGCAACTACTACCGTCTGCCCCGCAAGCGAGGCGAACGGCGCTTCGGCAAATGCGGAGATACCAAACATGGCTACTTCGGCAGGTTACCCCGCCGATCCTATTAGGTTGTAGCCAGACGAATCAAGGCAGTTGTAGTCGTATTAGAAGGCATGGTCAGCGTGAACGTACCAGCAGTAATAGTCTGTGAACCAAACGTGTGGATACTCACGGCAGGGTAAGCACCGGCAGAACCTTGGGTAAAGTTGTAGACCATGACCGCATCAAATGCAGTAGCCAACGTTACCGTTGTATAAGTAATGCTTGCCGAAGGTGTCCAAAAAGCCACACCCGCAGTGACCGAAGAGTTGGTAGCAGTCGGAGGAGTTGCATTGGTAATTGCCACACCACCAGCGGTATAGCCCGTACCAGACACTTCGCCTGACATAGTAACCGAGCCAACAGTACCGGTGTAGTTAGAAGACGAAGCGTTGAATGTGCCGCTTGCCAGCAGCAAAGCCCCGTAATAAGTATCCGCGCCCGTACCGGCACGGATTACACCCGTACCAAAATTGTGTGTACCCGTCATGAGTTTACCCATGAACGAGGTTGACATCGCCTGTGTGTTTGCCATGAT